TTCGTTCATGACGACGTATTCGCGGTCGTCGGTCGCCATCAACCGCAGTACTTCGTATGCGGCGCGTTCCTGCCACGGCATCGAGTTGCGGCCGAAGTACCGTCTGCGGAAGAACCCGAAGTCCTCAATCGCGGTGCGCGCCTCATCCGACAAAGGCAGCGGCGTCACCTTCCCCCCCACCGAAGTGACCCCCAAAACGGCTGCCGCCTCAATCCCAGATGATGCTGGGTCCCCCGCCTCGAACCGGTACGCCGTCTGCTCCCCCAAATGAGCCTTCTTCGCCGCCCTAGCTATCGGGTCGCCAGCGTTCCGATGCTTGAAGTACCGCTCCCACCGCGCCAGATCGACCTTCCGCATGGGCGCAGGCTACCCGCCTAAGCGGCAGCCGCCGACTCACGCCACATCGACACCGCGAACTCCACCAACGCCTCCGACAAAGGCACCGGCTCACACGAATGCTCCCCAACACCCGTCTCGCACTCCACACACACCATCTGCACGGCCATAACACCCAGCATGACACCATGTTCACCCAGTGAACACCCCCATAACCCTCCGTAACCATAAACCCCGAGAATCCCGACACCCCACCACCAGAGAAACAGACAAACCCGGACACAACCACGCCTGAAGTCGACACAGAGTCACCACTTCGACGGAACCGACACCGATTGAGAGCGAATAGGGCAACAGCTGACTCATAAATGAGTCCCCCCCGCCCCGGCAGCACCCCGGTCATAGCCTGCTGCGCGTGGCCTGGTGCGGCCTGGTGCGGCCTGTGCTGGTGGCCTCCTGGTGTTGTGTCTGTGTGGGTGTGTTGCGGTGGGTGGGTGTGGGTGTGGGTGGCCTCTGGTGAGGGACAGAGGACCCTCCCGTTGGTGAAGGGTGGCCGCTGGTGCTGTTCACCCAGTGAACAGTTCCGAGTCCGTGACAGGCCTCATCTCGGACCGTTAGACAAGCGCTTGGCGAGGTGGAAGAATGGGTCTCGGTGGCGGGGAAAGTCCCCGCAGACCAGGACCCTTGGAGGGACCATGACCAGCACGACCAACGCACAAGCGATCGATCAGGCCATCAAGGCGAACCAGGCCTGGGTGGGCACTCTCGACGTGGACGACACCCGGCGGGCCGCTGCCCTCGCATTCCACGCGGCCATCTCGGAAGGTGGCCTGTCCAAGTCGGACGTGGCCCGGGCCATCGCGCCGGACCGCTACCGGAAGGTCCTGTCTCACGTCGGCTACCTGGCCGCGACGGGTGAGATTCTCGAGGACCTGCCGCTCGTCGAGACCTATGCCAGCAACTCCAAACTGGTGGACGGAACCGGACCGCTGGCCGTCTACCAAGTCATCAAGGCCGCCGGAATGGCCGCGACGGACGCCGCCCTCTCGGTAGCCGACGACAAGGCCGACGAGGACAAGGCAGCGCAGGCCGCTTGGAAGGTCTTGCACAATGCCATCGTGGCCAAGGCCGAGACCAAGGCCGAGACCAAGGCCGAGACCGCCGACGACAAGGCCGACGAGGGCGACAAGGCCGACGACAAGGCCGCCACCGTCAAGGCCGCAGCCAAGGCCGCAGCCGACGCCATCAAGGCCCTGCGCGAGACCATGCAGGCCGCCGACGAGATCACCAAGGCCGACCTGGCAGCCATCGACAAGGCCGGAGCCGAGATGGTCGAGACCCTGACCATCGCTGACACGTTCCGGGCCAACCTGGAGGCCCACGAGGACAAGACCGTTGGCCGCGCAGCCGGACGTGGCGACATCGTGGCCGCTGGCAAGTAGTCCCACCCGAGAGGCCCCAGCCCCAGCGGCTGGGGCCTCTCTTGGGCCTGCCGTCAGAGGCCGGCCTGCCATCGACCGACCGACGTTCACCCAGTGAACACAGATTGGAGACCGACACCATGCGACCCGAACACCCGACAGACACCCGCCACCTCCCGCCAGAGTGCCCAGCGTGCGGCGAGCCAATCGACTACTGCCAGGGGCACGGCGACATCGGCGACCCGCTGGGTGCCGACATCCTGCGCCGCCACGACGACGGCGACCACGCCCACTGCCTGACCATCTGTTCACCGAGTGAACACTGAGGAGACCGAGATGCTCACCAACGGGACACCGAGCTGCACCTGCACCGACCACGAACCGCGACCCGTTCACTGGGCCGCCGAGTACCAAGAGTGGACGCACACCGACGACACGTCGTGGGCGAACACAGTCCACCTGCACACCTACCGGATGAGCCGGGACTGCGACGGGCAGATGAGCCACGAGACCTACGTGCTGCCCCGAACGGACGACCCGTTCGCCGACACGCCCGAGATGTGGGCGCGGGAAGCCATGCTCGACAGCGTGCCCTGGTCGGGGTACCGGACGACCATCGTGCTCGACGCCGACGAGATGCACGCCGAGTCGCCGACCGACGAGGGCTACTGGTCGCTCGACGCGCGGATGTGCAACAGCCCCGAATGCCGGGCCGAGTGGGAGACGAGGGACTACCAAGCCGAAGCGGCTGGGTACTGAGATGTGTTCACCGAGTGAACAGCCCGAGGAGGAGAACGAGATGGACCTGACGCCGATCTACGAGGCGCTGATGTGGGAGCGCATCGTCCGTGAGGAGAGCGACATATTCACCCAGGAGGAGGAGGAGTGATGGACAACTACGACCACGACTCGACCACCATCGACGGGCTCGAGCCCTACGTGTGGCGACTGACCAAGCGAGGCGAGACCGTGCTGATCTTCGGGCTGGCGGCGCTTATCACCGCTGGTCTGCTCATCTGCCTGGTCATCGGGCAGGGCAACAAGGCCGAACGCATCAAGGACGAATCGGCGGGGCTCATCCCACCGATCAGCGAAACGAGGAGCGAGTGATGTACGCAATCGTCAGGTATTTCTCCGACCCCGACCGACCCCGAGAGGTCATCGTCCGAGGGCTCACGCTGGACCAGGCGCAGGCCCACTGCCAACGCCCCGACACCCGGGGTGAGGGATGGTTCGACGGGTACACCGACGAGTCCAACCTTGGAGGCGAGTGAGATGGCGAGGTTCTACGGCAAGGTGCAAGGACGGCGAGGCGAGGGGGCAAGCCGCCTCGGGTCGGAGACCTCCGGGCTCACCGTCACCGCAGCCGGATGGCAGGGTGCGCTCAAGGTGCAGCTGACCGTCGATGAGGAGACGGGGAGGGCCCGCTACCTGGTGACCCTCACCCCGGGGAAGGGCAGCGGCGGGGCGACCACCGTCCTCCTGACCGGGGAACTGGACGCCGCCGCACCTCACCCCGACGCCGAGTTCCTGGCCCGCCACCCCGAATGGATGGTGTGACCATGGAACGCACCGTGAAACTCAAGGTGTACGAGGTCGTCGTGAAGGGCACCGTCGACGCCGAGAACTACCACCAGGCGCTGAGCCTGCTCGACAACGGGGAGTGGACGGTCACCGACTCGTTCGTGAACCCGAACCCGGTCGGCGACTATGAGGTCACCGTCAGCCCACCGGAGGAGCCGCACACCGAGGTGCACTTCGACCTCTGGGCGCAGGGGAACGACGAGATGCTGCATGGCATCGGGGACTTCGACGGGGGTGATGACTCGTCTCCTTCGGCTTGACACGCCTGATAGTATGGACGCAGTTCCATCTCACCATCCCGACACATCCTGTTCACCCGGTGAACACATCCCTTGGAGGGAACACATGAACGGCGACGACCTTCACAGAGGTAACGATCTGCAGGACAAGGTGGACCGGTTCATCCGGCGACTGGCGCACCACGCCATCTACCTCGAGCAGACAGCACGACACTTCGACGGGCCACCGGCCACTGACTCGGCGTTCTACTTCCGAGCCGCACGTGACACGGTGCTCACCGACTACGCCGCTGCGCTGGCGATGCTGACCGGCGCACGCGCACTCGACGAGTCCTTCGTCGGCACCGAGCGGGACCGCTGGTACTCGGCAGCGTTCGCATCAGCGGTGGTTCGGGTCGGGGTGTGCCCCGACTGCCTGACCGACGACTGCGTTCACTCAGTGAACAGTGAGGAGGCGACGTCATGACCGCCACCCTCGCCGACAAGGCAGTCGAGCAGTTCCTCGACGGGCGGAGGTTCGGAGACCAACGTCCCGCCAGAGGGGGACCCGCATACCGACAGCGGGCGGCGCAGGGCATCAGGGAGTGGTTCGCCCGGTCCGTCTACGACGAGCGGGCCACCGACGAGGCCAACGGCCAACTGCTGTACCGCTACATCGCCGCAGCCTGCGGCGACACCTACCACCGGGGCGACCCTGGCCGGTGGATTCCGGCTGGGGCCTGGCTCCGGTCACTCATCACCGAACACAACGAGTCCTTGGAGGACAGCATGACCGCGATCACAGTGAACGACATCACCTTCCCCGACGAGGCACCCGCCGACGAGACCTGGCGTGAATCCGTCGCCCAGTGGGTGAACAACGACACCAACGACGTGCAGCCCGGCGTCGACCTGCAGCTGCAGCGCACCGCCTGGTGCCAGGCCTCGCTCGCCGCCGCCTTCTTCTCGACCGGTGAAGGCAAGCGGTTCGTGTCGAACCTGATGTTCGACAAGGCCAAGCGGCTGTTCCCGGTGAGGCAGACCGTCACCGTCCAGGACAACGGCGACACCTCACTGCACGACATCGGGGTGCCCGACCACTTCATCGGCACCGAGTCCGTCGTCGAGGAGGTGCGGCTGGTGGCGGGCCAGTCACGGGTCATCCTCAGCAACGGCTGGTACGTCCTGCCCTGCCACCTGGTGCGGACTGTTCACTCGGTGAACACCGACGAGGTGACCCGGCTCCGTGACGAGTTGGCCAAGGCCCACGCCCAGCACGCATCCGACATCGAGTTGATCGGCGACGTGTTCTGGCGGGAAGCCGCCGACCGGCAGTGGTGCTCCGAAGCGGAGACCGTGATCGAGGGGCTGAACGAGCACCTGCACGTGCCGATGCGGGCGCAGCGCAACAAGCGCACGTTCTCCGTCCGTGTCGAGACCGACCCGGCGATGGACTGCGGGTACTTCCTGGTCACCGGAGTGGTGGCGACCGACGAGGACGACGCCATGGACAACGTGCGCCGCGTTCTCGCCGCTCACCGGTTCCGCCCCTCGATGGACGTTCGCAACACCTTCTCCGACTACGCCGCCAACAACGAGTTCGAGTACGACTCCGTGGACGAGAGCACCGTCGTGTTCAACGCCCCCGAGTTCATGCTCACCGCTGAGGAGGAGTGATGGAGCCGATGTCAGTGGGTGTCCGCACACCAGCAGACCTGGTGGCAGCCGTGCCCGGCCTGGTCAAGCGAGTCCCTCACGACGGGGAGGTGGTGATCGTGTGGTTGAGGGGCAACCGGGTCGAGTCGGCGGCCATCGCCGAAGCGCCAGACCTGAACGCAGCGTGGGTGATGACCCAGTTCGCAGCGTGCGAGGCGACGACGATGCTCGGGGTGTCGTTCGACGTGGACGAGGACGACGCTGACCACCTCACCGCCGAGATGGGCAGCATCTCCGAGAGGTTCGCCGACTGGTACGTGGTCGAGGGGAGGCTCGTCTACTCGATGCGGACCGGCACCACCCTGGCGACGAAGCCGTGGCAGGAGTCGGAGCTGACCGCTGCGCTGGCGTACCACGGGGAGGTGATCGCACCCGACCGGGCAGCCATCGAGGCTGAGGTCAAGCCGAACGACCAGGTTCTGACACCGGAGCAGGCCAGGCTCATCGAGTCGCTGGACGACGTGGACGTGCGGGACCGGCACCTCTACGAGTGGACCAAGGTGGCCGACGCCGACCTGCCTCCGCTGGTGGAGGAAGTCGCCGAGTCCGCACGCCGCTACCCGTCCGCATCGGCGGCGACGGTGGCGGCGCTGGGCTACATGCTCACCGGGGACATGATGCGGAGCACCCTGTGGGCGCAGCGTGCGCTGGAAATCGACATCAACTACCAGATGGCGCTGCTCACGCTGGGTCTGCTGTCCAAGCACACCGGCCCCGAGCAGGCGAAGGCCCTGTTCGCATCCATCTACGACAACGAGTGAGAGGAGATTGAGATGGTCGAGTTGGTCAAGGACATCCCGCCGCCCGGCAAGGGTGGCCGCCCTCGGGTGGACTGGGATGCCGTGGCTGCCAGGCTGCGTCAGCATCCCGGCGAGTGGGGCAGGTTGGACGACGTGTCCCGCTCCACGTCCACGCACATCAAGCAGGGGCGTGTCGCTGCGTTCCAACCGCCGGAGGACTGGGAGGCCGAGACACGTGTCGACCACGCCCTGCCGAAGGTGAGCCGGGGCACCCTCTACGTCAGGTACGTGGGCAAGTGAAGGCCACGTACGGGAAGGCTGCGGCCACCCGCCTGCTCGCCTCGATGCGTTCGTTCGGGGTGACCGGGCGGGTGGTCGGCCAGCAACTGTGGCTGACGAACCGATGGACTGTCTCGTACACGTCGGGCAGGACGTGGCCGTCGATCACGACGCAGATGCGTCGGGTCACTGGTGGGCGCACCGCCCTAGTGTTCTCGACGCCCGGAGCTAACGATGTGATGGTCATGATGACCATTGAGGACTTCGCTGCGCTGATGGGCGACCTCGAGAAGTTGATGGCCGAGACCGGGAGAATCGGAGATGCGTTCACCGAGTGAACAGATGATCGCCCGCTGCGTGCAGTGTGGTGGGTGGACAACGCAGCGGCTCAAGGACGAGCCGATGTGTGCGGCGTGTCAGAGTTCGGCACCCGTATGGAGAGAGAGAGATAGGAGGCAGTGATGTTCCACGGCAACCCCGTCATCACGGTGGTTGGTGGGTTGGTCTCACCACCGGAGGTGAAGTTCACCGCCAACGGTCACGCCCTGGCTGTGTTCAGCCTGGTCACCGTCGACCGCCGCCGCACCGAGACCGGTGGGTACGAGGACGTCGACAAGACGTACTGGGACTGCGTGGCATGGCGCAGGACCGCCGAGAACCTCGCCGACAGCGACCTGCAGCCGGGCGACAAGGTGATCGTCGTCGGGCAGGTGAAGCAGGAGCATTGGGAGACCAAGGAAGGAGAGAAGCGGAGCAAGTACAAGGTCACCGCTGACCACGTGGGGGTCGGGCTCGACTTCCGTTCAGTCACCGTCAAGCGCACCGAGCGCACGACAGCCTCGGCGGCACCCGCCCCCGAGAACGCACCCTTCTAGAGGAGGAAGCATGGCGAACACCCAGACACTGAGCGCCAAGGAGGTCGGCGCACTCAAGCGTGTGGCCCGAGCGCAGGCCCTCAACGCATTGGCAGAGGAGCACCCCAAGGACTTCCTCGCCCAGATGCAGGCGTACTACACAGCGCACGGTCTCGGGGAGTACGTGCCCGAGCCGACACCGGAGCAGAAGGCGACACTCCGACGCCTCGCCGCAGAGGAGAAGGCTCGCCAGCAGGTGGAGGAGCTGCTTGAGAAGTACCCCGGCCTCAAGGGGCAGATCGCCCCGGTCGTGTCGGTTCCGCAGCCCGTCGATGAGCCGACCGATGTGAGCCTGGGTCTCGACCCCGACATCGCAGCGGCGAAGCGGGGGGCCTGAGCAAGCGAGAGGGGCCGGGGCTTCCCCAGCACCCGGCCCCTCTCATCACCCTTGGAGGAAGTGATGAACGTGAGGATATCAAAGGAAATGCCCCCAAGTTCCGAGTCCTTGACGGACTGGCATCTCAGGGGCATCCTTGGGTCATTGCGAGGACCTGGTGCTGAGGTTACAGCAGCACGGCGGAGGAATCTACAGCCGCTCAAACCCACGTCAGAGGTGGTTCAACAGGCGCGCCCCGAACCGGCAAGGTCAGCCGGGGAGCCGGACACTCGTCCACGGGGCACACACGCGGAGCAGATGCGGCCGAGCACACGTTCGGTGAGGTTCCGGCAGACCTCTGCCCGGAGGCTGAGTCTGGCGTGTTCACCCAGTGAACGGAGCGACCGATGAGCGACATCAACGACCTACTCGGGCAACTCTCCGCTCGGTGTCGGTTCGTCCCGCAACTTGCGGAGCGCGAGGCGTACCGACAGGCACTCGAGAAGGGGTGGACGCCTGACTCCATCGCAGAGGCGATCACCTCGGGCATCGGACCGAACGCCACCAACCCGTCCGGCCTGGCCTGCCACATCCTGCGGTCGTGCGCTGGCACACCACCGCCGCCACCCGTGCGACCGACGCAGACCGGCCGGCCTCCCGGCGCACCGATGCCGGAGTGCCAGAACTGCGGCCAGCCGTACGGGCGGATGGGCGGCGGTCGTCCCCCACTTGGGGATAAAGGTGTGGATTGCCGTGACTGCGGTGAGCCGCTGGTCCTGGTCCAGTGGGACCCGACCATTCAGGGGGTGAGGTCATGAGCGACATCCGTCAGCAACTGCTCGCCTTCGACGGCGTGGCGAAGCTCGCCCGCCAGGAGGCCGCACGTGAGGTGGTGAAGTCGGCGTACCGCACCCACCTGTGGCAGCCGTTCCACCTGCGGCCACCGCTGGCCGGGTGTGGCCCGCTACACCCCGGCAACGACAACCCCTACTGGCCTGCCGCCGTGTCCGAGCATCGGAGGTTCGAGTTCGAGGTCGGCCAGTGGCAGGCAGCGTGGATGGACACCTGGACCAGGGCGGCCGGGTACCGGGAGGAGGAGCGATGAGGAGCACCCAATGTGTGAACAGGCTGCACCGGCTGTGCGCGTCGCAGCAGTGTCGATGCAACTGTCACCAGCCAGACCAGGAGACACTGTTCGACCCGGCGTCACACGCTAGGAGCAGCGACCCTGACACGTCGAAGGACGCCGCCGCACGGGTGTCGGATGCCAGGGCCATGCAGGCCAGGCTGCTCGCCCAGTACCGGTTCGGGGCGTGGTTCACCGCCGAGGAGGCAGCCGAAGCCGCCGGGTACACCCCCGCAGACGGGGCGTGGAAGCGCGTCAGCGACCTTGTGAGGCTGGGTCTGCTGGTCGACACGGGTGAGCGCAGGAAAGGGCGCTCAGGGCGCTCACAGCGCGTCCTGCGGGCATCGTGAGCGGCGTGTCCACCCGCACCCGGAAGGTGCTGGCCGAGCGGAGCAAGGGCCGGTGCGAGGTGTGCGGTGGGGGGAAGGCCAGCGAGGTCCACCACCGCAGGCCGAGAGGCATGGGCGGGAGCCGCAAGCCAGCGACCAACCTGCCGTCCAACCTGCTCCACGTGTGCGGGGCCTGCCACCGTGGCCTAATCGAGATACACCGGGAGGTGGCGCGGAACGCCGGATGGCTGGTCCGGCAGACCGAGGACCCGGCGCAGGTGCCGGTCCACCTCCGGTACGGGACGGTCTACCTCGGCGACCAGGGCGAGGTCAGTCCTGCCCCCGCAGCCGCGCTAGGTCGGAGAGGTCCAGATGATTCCGGCTGATGACATCGAGAACCCGGTCGGTCGGTCGGGACGTGGGCGCACGCTCGACGTGCTCGACCATCCGGTTCAGGTAGCGGCGAGACCGCCACGTCGCCTGAGCCAGGTCATCCAGCCGCCCCTGCTCGCACGCGCTGACCGCAGCTCGTCGCAGCGCAGCGGTCAGGATGACGGCCAGGTCGGCACGAACGGCGTCGACGGCGGGCATCAACGCCACCGGGTCGGTGATCTGGTCGAGTGCCCGCTCGAGTTCGGAGGTGATGAGTTGGAGTGCTCGCACGTTTGACATGCCTGATAGAATAGTAGTTGAGAGTGGGGGTTTGTGTCGGACCCCCAGTGTTCACTGGTGAGAGCGCACCCCGGCCCCTCAATCCCCCCTGGGGGCCGGGGTGTTCACCCAGTGAACGCCCACCAATGGAGGAAGGAACGCACCATGTCGCTCACCAGCGAACAGATCGACCAGTTGCTCAAGCCCATCCACCCGTCACGGGTGATGGTCCTCGACGGGATGAGTCACCTCGCCGCCTACGACGTGCGAGCCCACCTGTCCCGCATCTTCGGGTTCACCGGATGGTCGGCCGACCTGACCGACCTGACCCTCATCCACGACCAGGAGACCACCACCCGAGCGGGCAAGCCCGCCCGCAAGGTGGCGTACCGGGCCATCGTCCGGCTCACCATCCACGGCAGCGACGGGTACACCCGCTGCTCCTACACCGAGGCAGCGGTCGGCGAGTCGACCATGCCCGACTTCAAGCACGGCGACGCGCACGATATGGCGATCAAGACCGCCGAGTCGCAAGCCCTCAAGCGGTGCGCCGTCAACCTCGGAGACCAGTTCGGCCTCGGCCTCTACGTCAAGGGCCACGACCCCCGAGACCCAGGCCCGGTGGTGCGCGGCACCCTCGTCGACGGTGCCGAACTGGCCAAGCCTGACGCCCTGAGCAGCGACACCGTGATCGACGACGTGCCGGTCGAGCACGACCCCGACACCAGCGAGTCCTACGAGGAGAGCGCGTGATGGACACCGACACGAAGATCAAGGCGCTCACCGAACACGTCGCCGCAGCCATCGACCTCTGGTCCACCTCACGGCCGCGCAGCCAGCAGACCGAACGACGGGAGGTCGGAGCTTCCGACGTTGGCTTCTGCCGGGAGTACGTGCGGCGGCTCATCGTGGGCGAGGAGTTCACCGACGACCCGCCCACGTGGGCTGCCACCGTGGGCACCGCCCTGCACCACGTCATCGACCAGGCCATGACCAGCGCCATCGATGCCGGCCTCGCCCTGTCCGACGATGATCTGCTCACCTTCGAGGACGGGGAAGGTGGCATCACCACCACCATGCCGTCCGGGTTCGAGGTGCGGGGCCACCCCGACGCAGCGTTCCCCAAGTACGGCATCGTGCCGGACTGGAAGTCGAAGGACGGCCTGGCCACCATCCGCAGGGGTTCACCCAGTGAACAGCAGTGGTGGCAGGTGTCCATCTACGCGCTCGGGCTGCACCAGGCGGGCCTCCTCGAGGTCCCACTGGATGAGGTCATCGTCGCCCTGGTCTACTTCGACCGGTCCGGCCGTGACCCGAACCCCGTCGTCCACGCCAAGGTGTTCGACATGCTCGACGTGGTGGCCGCAGACCAGTGGCTTGAGGACGTGGCCTACGCCGTCAAGACCGGCGAGGTCGCCATGCGGGACAAGCCCATCCAGTTCTGCGAGACCTCCTGCAGGTTCTTCACCTCATGCCGGGCCGACGACCTGACTGTGGAGGGTGGGCTCATCACCGACCCGCACATCAAGGACATGCTCGACCAGTACCTCACGGCGCACGCCGCCATCAAGGAGAACGAGGCCCTCAAGGACGAGGCCAAGGCCGAACTGACCGGAGTGCAAGGTTCGACCGGCGAGGTCACCGTGAAGTGGACCCACGTCAACGCCACCGAACTGCCCGCCACGTTCCGCAACGGGTACGACCGGCTCAACATCCGACGACTCAAGAAAGGGTGACCATGCCTCAGCAGGTGCAGCTTCTCGGGGGGCCGCAGGATGGGGCGGTGATTGAGATGCCGTGGGACGCACGGATGACGGTGATCGACGGCGGCGTCTACCAGCCGGTGACGATGCTCGACCACCTCAAGCGGGTGTGGAGGTGGTGGTCGTGACGCGCAACCAGGAGGGCTGGGCGATCTGGGCTGCCGGGTTCGTCACCGGGTTCTGCCTCGCCCTCACCCTTGGGCTGTGGTTCGGATGACCGCGTACACCGACGACGTGACCGCTGGGGTTGCGGCCCTGCGCGGGTCACCACTGGACGAAGTGGAGCGGAGGGCTGCTGTCCGCGCCGTCCTGGACGCGGTGGCCCCGCAGATAGCGGCGCGGGCACTCCGCGAAGCCGCCAACGACATCTACAGTGTGGACGATTCGTCCGCGTTGGCTGAACCTTTCCGCAAGTGGCTGCGGGCGCGGGCAGAGCAGGTGAGCAGCGATGAGGGTTGATGTTCCGACGCTGCGCTGCGACAGGTGCGGCGACACCACCCAGGACGTCGAGTTCATGGCGTCATTCCAGAAGGTCGGCCACTACCACATGACCGGCAAAGACGAGTGGGACTTGTGCCCCCGCTGCTGGTTTGAGTTCCGCATGTTCATGAGGGTGAGCGGCGATGAGTGACGTGACCACCACGTCCACCCCCTGTACCGAGTGCGGGGTGTATGAAGGAACCGAATGCAGGCACACGGGAGGCCACGATGGCCGTCGTCAGACAAGACGCAAAGCTTCGGCTGATCGTCCAAGACGCGCAGCCCCCGCACACGATGGAGTGCTGGTCGTGCGGGAAGAAGTGGACTCCGACACCCTCCCGTTCGGGGCCGAGTAAGGGCCAGCACACCGACGCCTCACTCGACCGGGCAGCGAACGACCACTGGAAGGTGTGCGCCGGGTGAGTGTTCACCCAGTGAACACCTACTTCTTCTTCCGGGCCTTCCTCGACCCAACCAGCGCAGCGGCGACAACCGGCGCGATGCCGTACTTCTTGGCTATCGCGTCGGCGTCGTCCTTGCTGGCGATGGCGTCGATCACGTTCTTCTCAGCCATCCCGTAGGTGCGGGCCAGGTCAGCGGTCGACATCATTCGCTGCCTCCCTTACGCCACGACGTGTTGAACGACGCCAGCAGGGCCGTGAGCGCACCCACCGCAGCGGTGATCGCCGCCGACTGCTCCTCGTTGACGAAGCCGTACACGACGGCAGCCGCCAGCAGAGCGGTCACCACCCGGTAGATCACACCTCTGGTTTCCTCACTCATCACTTCCCCTTCCCTGACCCCGGCAGCGCCTTGCGCCGGGCAATGTAGGCGCGGAGCCTTCCCCGCGTTTTCCTGATCTGACGGGACAACCATCGACGCCGCTTGGCGTAGAAGATCGGCAACTCGAACTTCCCCCCACGATGGTCGCCCCTCGGCTCGAACGAGATGTGGATGTGCGTGGTGTGCGGGTCCCCCGAGAACGGGCGAGGCAGCCAGAAGCGGTCCCGGTAGGTGCCCGAGTAGATGCGGCCCTCGAAGATGATGTACTTCAACCGGCCACCGTCGAGACCCTCACGGGCGTACGCGGCCAGCTGCTTCACCAACCGGTCCGCAGCGTCGGGGTCCACCTTCGCTGCCTGCGGGCCGAGCAAGTCCTCATCAACGTCGATGGCGCGCACACACCCGGACGGGCTCGAGCCTAGGTCGGGCACGTGGTCTCCGGTGGTGTGGTTCGAGTCACCAATCCACCCATCCGACCGCTTGTCACGGTCCGGCCAGCGGGCATCGATCTGCTTCCGCAGCGTCACACCCGCATCGCACAACCAAGCCATGTCTCCTCCTAGTCTCCCGTGGTGATGGAGTAGATCGCCAACCCCACCAGCAGCGGGAACAGCACCCCGGTGATGATCGCCCCCACGGCGAGCCGGAAGTTGAGCGACCGCCGCTCACGCTCCACGTCCACCTCAGCCTGCAAAGCGTCGGCCCGTTCCAGCAGCGCCTGATGGTTCAACTGCATCAGTTCCTTCATCGCAGCGATCTCAATGTCGTGCACCCGCTGGTCCACGAACGACAGGTGCCCGACAGCGGCAGTCAGGTTGGTGATGTCCTCGCGGATGTCCCGAGCCAACTCGTCCACCTTCGCTCCCAAGGCGTCCAGCCTCGACGACAGCACGTCATTGGTTGGCACGCTGCGCCTCCTCTCCGGTCCGTCGTACGGCACTACAGCAGTTCCATCACGGTCGGAAGGAAGTCGCCGTTTGCATCGATCTCGTACAGTTCAGAGTAGGTGTCGGGGACGGTCCCGGTGTACGCAGTCGGCCACGTGGTGTAGTCGACTTGTACGGAGTCGACAACGATTCGGCCACTGGCTGCGGCTGGGGCGGCGATGCCGATGGAGATGCGGTCGAACGTGCCCGCGCTCATCGTGCGGGTCGTTGACGTGTACCCAGTGTCGGAGAACACGTTGGCCCCGGTGAACAGCCGCGCCTCCATCGTGCCGCCGTTGTTCGGATGCCACGCCAGCCGGAACGGGACGCCGGACTGGACGGTGCCAGCGGGGGTGCCGCCAGCGGTGATGTTGTCCCGCTGCTCGACGGTGCCGTTGGTGTTCACCCGCACCGACGCCCGCAACGTCCCCGAGTCAGCCACCCGGTACAGGTAGTACGGGCCGCTCGCCAGGTTGTCGATCTGGAACACCGCATCGACGTAGCAGGCGTTGGCGGTGAGCCCACCGGGCAGGATGTGGGTCATCAGGTGTGTCGCACCGTTGCCGGTCACCTCGACGCCGAGCGCGCCCCCACCAACCGGGTCCTCGGAGGTGAACGTGAACCCACCGTCCACCGTGTCGAAGGAAGTGTTCAGGTTGGTGACCGTGTTGTTGTCGGCCCCACCCTCGAACAGTTCGTAGAAGTCGGAGGTCGGGTTACCCACCGACGCCGCCGACCACGTGATGTCCACCGTGTCCGCTGGCGACACGCCCCCATCGTTGTCGGTGACGACCAGGGAGAACCGGGCGAACCCCGACCCCGAGGGGCAGGTGAACGTCGGCTGGGCGACAGCGTTGTTCGACAGGGTGACCGTCGTCGGGTTGCCCACCGTCTGCGTCCACAGATACGAGGCAATCGTGCCATCAGGGTCGGACGAGCCCGTCCCATCCAACGTCACCAGGTCACCGGAGATGTGGGAGTCCTGGTCGGGGCCAGCGTTCGCAACCGGCAGCTGGTTGCCGCCGCCGCCGCCGGACGGCCACGTCGAGTTGTCCACGATGAACCGGTCGATGCCGACCGTGATCGCCTCACCGGACATCATGCCCAGCCGGTACTGGTTCCACGTGCCCTGCGTGTAGGTGCCCTGCAACGTGGCAGCCGGGGAACCGACGAACAGGTTGGCCGGTGTCGCATCAGTCCACAGCCGCAGTTCCATGTTCTGCGCCGTGCCCGGCGACTGGCCGATGCCCCACTGCCACCGCACCCACTGGTTCGGGACGACGAACCCGGCCACTGTGGAGTCGCGGGCGCTGGTCCCCTCCTTGATGCGGATAGCCCCGGTGGGTTGGAGGGTGATCTGCGCCCGGTTGGTGCCGGTCGACCTGATCTGCCCGATGATGACTTCGGCGGTTGGCAGCGAGCCGACGTAGTAACACTGCTCGTAGAACGCCAGCGACTTGTCCACGCCATGCGAGTACGTCCACACCGACGTGAGAGTGGCACCGTTGACGGTGAAGATCGACGCCGTACCCGACGCCACCAAGGCGGTGTCGTACTCCCACCCAGACGCCCCGGTGCGGTTCGTGAGCCCCGGCGATGTCGGCGCAGTCGACCCGCCAGCGTTCTCCGTGTCGAGGTTGGCCGCGTCGCCGTCGACCTTCAACCCGCCGAACGGGGTGGCAAGGTCGAACTCGGTGCTGAACTCGGTAGCCATCAGCCGTACCCTCCGCTCCCGGTGTAGAAGGGGATGGTCGGGTTGCCCAGGTCAGCCGCGAGCGCGTTGGCCTCGTTGATCGAGTTGATGCAGTACTCAGAGATCACGTCGGACGTGAGTTGGTCGTCGAAGCCGCCGTTGTTAGCGGCCGGGGTCCCCGCATACCCACCCCACGTGCCGTTGAACCCGGTCGGGGTGACCATGTTCGTTGACCAGGCGTTCGTCGGGTCGTTGTTGGACGGCACCCGCCAGTACATGACCGCATCCACGAAGCCGGAGTTCTTGAGCGCGGAGTACTCGGCGTCGAGCCATGCGGCCCGCTCAGCGTTCCGCTGCGCCGTCGTGCCCGAGTTCTGTGCGCGTGGCGACCCCGACTCCCCGACGACGAACGGGAGGCCCGTGTAGTCGTGACACTGGGTGGGCTTGAGCATGTAGTCCGACGCCGAGATGTACTTGCCGGACGACCACGACGGGTTGTAGCGGTCCATCCCCCAGAAGTCCCAGATGTCAGCGCAACTGCTCACGCCAGCGAACGTCGCCATCCCATCGGAGTACGTTTTCCAGGAAATCGGGTCGTTGTTGGAGCGGCCCTGCTGGAACGGCACACCCGTGGAGATCGGGCCGAACCGAATCCACCCACCGTTGCGTGCTGCAGCTGCGGCGTACTGCGCGCCGCCCTCACCGTTGAGCACCTCACGCACCCACAGTTGCCGCTCGTACCAGTTGTTGATCTGTCCGACGCCGGGGGTGCCGTCGTCCATGACCCGCACCTTGTTGCTGTTCTCGGTGTTGTCCCACTCATGCTTGAACACCAGCCACACCCGCGTGTTGAGGCTCCCCGGCTTGGAGTCAATCCACGCCCGCAACTCGTTCTTGAACGTGGCCTCCGGCGTGTTGTTCGACAGCGCCCCATCCTTGAACGAGTAGCAGATCGGCTGGTTGTTCCGCTGGTGCGGCTGGGTTGCGCCGGAGAACGTCTGGATGCCGTTGTTCGAGTTGAACTCTCGGGACACCCCGCCGCCGCGCTGCCCATTCCACACCGCGTCGTACTCGACCTGGTTGTAGCGGTTGCCGATGTTGTTGATGGTCTGCTTCTTGTAGTTGGCGTAGGACTGGCCGAAGATCGTCGTCCCAAACCAGAGCAGCCCGTCGCCGCCCCCACCGTTTCCGGGGTCCGTGGGGCCTGGGTCGTACGGTGGCAGCGTCGGATGGTTCCACGTCCCGTTCTGCCACATCCGGTAGAAGGTGCCCTGCGCCATGAGTCAGACCGTCCGCAGCCAGTAGTCGCCGACGACAGCACCGGTCGAGCCGGTGCCCGACAGGGTGGGGCCGGGGCCGCGCACCCAGATGATCGGCTCGTTCGGGTCAATCGTCCCCGACGTGGACCGGGCCGGGTAGTTGGCCCCGTCGTACACGACGTACCGGAAGCCCGGCTGCGAGATCGAACCCAGGTCCGCTTCGAGGCCGGGGATGGAGGTGTAGGGAATGTTGCTGATGACGTTGCCGGTGGTGTCGAAGTCGAAGTCGAGGGTCTTGTTGGTCAGGGTCTGCGTCGAATCTGACGCCACCCCCATGTCGGTAGCGACCTGGGCTGGTGTGCTGCCAGTCCACGCCCCAGCCTTGCGCTGCATGATCGAGTCGTTCGCCGAGTTCAACGCAGCAATCGCGGTCAGGTCAGCGTCGAGCGGCTGCTTCCCCGCCAGCGCAGCGTCCAGGCCGGTGATCGCGGAAGTGGGGTGGCCGTCCGCTGCCGTCCTCGAGGTCAGCGAGTTGTGCGCGCCCGTCCCCGACCCGGCCTCCACCGCGTCGAGCCTGGCGTCGAGAGAGACCAGTTCGGCGTCGATGGGTGCGTGGAGGGTGGCGACGTGGGACGTGAAGTCCGTCGTGTCCCCGCCGGACTCAAGCTGCACCTGGTTGGGTGGACTCTTGAACTGCAGCCGGGTCGACAGGTTCACCGACGTGCCGAGGGAGGAGGGGAGGGTGACGTAGTAGCGGTTGCGGCCGGTGGACCCGACCCGCTCGACCACCTTGTAGGTGACTGCGCCCTCCACCGACCATGAGTCGGTGGTGGTCAGCACCTGCGACAGCGCACCCCCGGTGACCTGGGCGTTGATGGGGTCGGCGATGAACACCGACGTGCCGTCCGTGCCGGTGACCACCGGGGTGAAAGAGATGACACCGTTGAGCGGGGTTCCAGCCCCGTCCGTGTACGTGCCAGTGACGGTGATCGTTGCCATGAGTGCTCCTAGACGTAGAGCGGGATAGCCATGATGGTGACGGGCAGGGACGTGGTGGCCAAAACCCCCGTGTTGACCTTCTCGGCGGTGAGGGAAACAGTGGCCGCCCCGGTGGCGACCAGGAGGCCAAGCACGGTGTACCCGCCCTCCAATCCGGTGCCGGACGAGCCCTGGTTCACCGGGTTCGAGGTGAGCGTCCCCGACGAGGTGGACAGGGCGAACGACACGCGAATGTTCGTGCCGCCGGAGCCGAGGGTGAACCCACGACCGGAGGCGATGATGAGCCACGTTCCGGCCGCGTCCACCGCGCACGACACCAGCGTCTTAGGGCCAGGGTCGCCATCGGACAGGTTCTGCGTGGTGCCGGTGCCGTCGTAGGCGATGGTCCCGGCGATGTGGTCGTGGTTGCCGAGCGCCACCGTCGACCCGGACGTGCCAGTCGGCACCTTCGCAATCGGGATGGTCGGTAGTTGCGCCGTGGGCAGCAGGGTGGAGGCGTCGAGAGAGGCGACCCCGTTCGCCGCCGCCTTCTGCGATGCGTCCAGCTTCGCGGCGATGGCTGCGGTCAAGCCGGTCACCGACGACTGGGGAATGTTGCCGCCGCCGGACCCTGCGGCGTGGGTGTGGTTGGCGTTGGTGTAGTTGCCCAGCGTCGGCGTGCCCGAGAAGTTCGGGGAGCCGGGGAAAGCCGGGTTGCCCGAGATGGTTGGTGCGCCAGCGATGGTTCCGGTGATGTTGGGGGAGTCCATCGTCGCACCCGAGATTGTCGGGGACACCAGCGTCTTGTTCGACAGGGACTGGGTTTCGGTGGTGCCGACGACGACGTTTACCCCGTGCGCGGCGACTGCGGCCCCATGCGCGGACGCTTCGTCGGCTTCGGTGGTGGACCAGGTGTGCTCGACGACGGTGCCGGAGGCGTGCTCGCGGGCGGTGGTGCCGTCCCAGCCGCGACCGGATGTCTTGACGGTGAGCACGTTGCCGGTGCGGGACTCACACAGCACCCGCTCCTCGTTGGTGGTGCCCCTGGCGAGGGTGACTACGAAGTCACCTACCGCCCCGGTGGGCCAGCCGGTGCCGTTGTTCACGCTGATGGTGGTACCAGCGAAGGCGAGAGTGGACGCCAGCGCAGTCGGGGCTGCACCGCCAGCGTGCTCCCTGCGGTCGGTTACGGTCACGTCGTCACCTCATCGAGTTCGATCACGAATGTACCTGCCCAGGACGCCGAGTTCGCGGACTTCTTGTAGGGCACGAACCGGAAGTCCATGGGGTGAGCGGAGTAGGTGCGGCCCGCGATCTGCACAGACACCGCCGTCCCCTGCTCCACCAGGGACGTGAGGAACGACTCCTCAGCGCCTGGGTCCATCGAAGTCCACAACCCGGAGAAGTCGGGCTGTTCGGACAGCATCAGAGGCAGCCGGAACTTCTTGCCCCTGATCGGAGCTGGCCGGACCGCGAACAGCAGCCCGGTCAGGACGGGGCCGTCCCCGTCGTCCTTGGCCATGGCCAGGGACAGGGTGAACCGGACACCCCGCAGCCCCGTCACCCTCAGTGGGGCGTCGGGGCCGCTGCTGCCCTGCTCGGAGGACTCCCCGATCACCGACGACGACGAGTCGTCCACCGCCAGCGACACCTGCACCAGCCCGTCCAGCGGCTCATGCGCCATCGACAGGACGGACGCCACCTTCTTGTCGTACAGGCCCCACGTCAGGTCCGACAGGACCATCTCCCCACCGGCCACCTTCTCGGTGCCCTCAGCGACCACGCCCGTCCCCTCGACGGTGAACAGCAGCCGCCCAGCGAACGTGGTGATCGAGGTCACATCGCCCTGCGCGTCGTACATCAGGTCGGAGGCGTACGCCGGGGTCAGGTCGTCGGTGAACAGCGACAGGTCCATCCGGCCCAGCCCAGTCGAGGTGCCGTCGTACGCCGACCACCCGAACCAGACGAACCGGTCCTGCGGCTCGAAGCAGCGGACCGGCTGGGAGGTCTCGATGAGCGCCCCGTACGACAGGTCACCCTCCCCGGAGGGGACAGCGAACCGCACCCCCTTCGACGTGCCCAGCACGATGAAGCCCAGGTACGAGGTCATGGCCGTGACGATCTCGCCGTCCGGCAGGGTCGCCGCCACCACCGCAGCGTCGAACCCGGTGCCATCGGTGTTGAACGGCACCCGGTACACCTGCGTCTTGTCGCCCAGGTAGCCAGCGGCGTACACCGCACGCGGCCCCTCACAGATCGCCGACCACTTCCAACCCGCCCACGGGTGGGTGAACTCTGCGGTCACCGCCGACCCCGGCGTCAACGGGTACAGCGACAGTCCCGCGCCAGCCCACATGCGGCCCTTGGCGAACGCCAGGACTTCGGCGTCGATTGGTAGCGTCCACTCGCTTGTGACGGTGCCGCCGCCCTGCACCTTGCGGATGATGTTGTCGACGCTGGCCACGTACAGGGACTGCCCGTCCGACGTGGGCAGGCACGACGGGGCCGACGACAAGGTGGTGTCGAGAGTCCACGTGTCCCCGTCGACGGAGGAGGAGATGCTGCTACCGGCCTGCACGAACACTCGAGACCCAGCCGCCACCACCCCCAGCGGGGTGTTCGAGGTGGAGACCACCAGCTCCGTGTCGGACAGGAGGGACAACTCCCACTTCGTCCACGGGTCCAGACCCTTCGATGACAGGAACCGGTACGGGGACGACACGTCCTCATCCCCTCGGGACTGGCCTGCACCCAAATGCCACGACCGGGAGTTGCGCCGCCACAGACCACCGGACGCAAGGGTCTGCTCACCCGCCTCGGTGCCGGTGTCCTGCTGGTCACGGGCGATAGGCAACGACTCGATGGCGAACAGGTTGGACGCCAGGTCCAACTGGTAGCCGTGCCCTTCGATGGCCACGTCGAATCGGCCGGCCGCTTCGGCTGGGGAAACGGCGACAAACGTCCCCTCACGGAACGGGTGGCCGAACTCGACGGTCCTCATGTCACTTCAACTTCGGCGGGTAGATGGCGACCAGGCGCGCAGCCTCCTGCTGCACTCGACGGTTGTAGTCGGCGAGCAGACCCCGGTAGGAGTTCTGCAGGGCGCTGGGCTGCACCTCATCGGAGCGGCGGGAGTCCGGCTGCGCGGCCATCGTGTTGCGGCGGAACTCCGTCGACGCCGCCAACTTCGCTGCCGCCCCCAGCACCGGCAAGTCGTACGCCGTGTCCGGCAGGAACGTCATGGCCACGTCATCTTCCAGCGTGTCCAGCGTGGACGGGAACCGAGAGAAGATCACCCGAATCGTCGACGCCGACCCCACCTCGGTGCCGGGGTACTGGAACAGCCGCAGCTGGTGGCCGGAGGGGAAATCCGCGGTGGGTTCGATCTGCCGGTGCTGCCAGGTGGCGGCGTTGAGGTCCCGCCACTCCGACAGGGTGTCGTCGGGGTAGCCCCACTGCACGCGGAGCACCTTGTCGATGCCCTCACACTGCGTCAGGTCGTACACGGCGTACGTGGTGTCGTAGTCGAGGTCTTGCACCGCCACCCCGTACACACCGTTGAGGGGCGACGACAACTCGTTGATGGTGTCGTTGATCGCCTTGAGGATGCGGTGCGTGTAGAACTGTGGGCGCATCCGAACCAGGGTGCCGGACTCGAGGTTGACCTCCGGCGACCCCGCCCACTTCGGTTCGACCTCAAGTGTTCGCGTCACCGGGTCCACACTCCACACCAGGTAGGCGTTCAACCCGGCGGTGACGACCTGGTTGGGGATGACCCCGGTGATGTCCCGGTCGAGGGTGAGCACACCGTCACCCGGCTCGTACGTGGTGGACAGTCGGTTCACCTGCTCCACCACTGCAGGCCCGAGCATCTCCCGAACCTCATCCACCCACTGCTGCGCTGTCGTCATGGCACGTGCACCTCACTGTTCACTGGGTGAACACCGTCGTTGAGTTCGCGCAGCAACTTCGCCGACCCGTCAACCCGCTCCGGCTGCACCCCGTCGCGGGCGAGCTGCCGGTAGGCGTCCATGTCGGCGTCGAAGTGCTTGGTGTACCCACCCTTGAACTTGTCCGACTCGGCTGGTGGGGTGCCGAACACGATGGACTTGTAGTGCTCACGCTGGGTAGCGCAGCAGCCACGGGCACAGGACATCGGGGCCTCCTCGGGAGTCAGCGTACCGGCGCGCATCATCCACCCACCGGAACCAGGGCGTCGGGGAACAGGGTGGCGAGGGCGTCGTATTCGGCCTCCTCGACCCGGTACTCGCCGGGGCCGAGGTACACCCGGTCGGCGGCGCTCATCTGCGCGGTGTTGGGCCGCAGCGTCTTGACCACCCTCGGGGTCGTGTCCAGGTCGAAGATCATGACGCAGTAGTGGATGGGGGACCCCGACACCCGTGGGAACAGCCTGCCCGCCGGGGAGCGGCCGTACGGGTAGCCGTTCGCCGTGTTCGACGCTGGCACGGTGAACACCCACGCCGCCGCCTGCACGTCGAAGGTGGTGACCCCGCCGCCAGCGGTGGCGGTTCCGACCAGGGTCACGAACGTGGCGTCGGGGGTGGTCCCGTCGAACGTGGACACGCCACCAGCGGCGACCGCAGCCCCCGCCAGGGTGACGAACGTGGCCGACCCGGTGGCGTCGAAGGTGGTGACCCCGCCTGCTGCGGTGGCAGCGCCAGCCAGCGTGGTGAACGTCGCCCCACCAGCGAACGAGGTGACCCCGCCCCCGGCGGTTCCAGCCCCAGCCAAGGTGGTGAAGGTGGCGGTACCCGACATCGAGGTGACCCCACCAGCGGCGGTGCCCACCCCGGCCAGGGTGGAGAAGGTGCCGTCGCCCTCGACGGAGAACGTCGTCACCCCACCTGCGGCGGTGGCCTGACCGGCGAGGGTGGTGAACACCGCCGTGCCCGACATCGACGTGGACCCACCCCCGGTGGTGCCCACCCCAGCGGTCGTGGTGAACGTCGCCCCACCCGTGATGCTGGTGGACCCGCCCGCCCCCGTCGCAGACCCGGCCAACGTGGTGAACGTGGCCGTGCCCGTGAAGGTGGTCACCCCACCGGATGCGGGTGCGGACCCGGCCAGGGTGGTGAACGTCCCATCCGAGGAGGTGTCGAACGTGGTCACCCCACCGGCAGCCGTCGCCGACCCTGCCAGGGTGGTGAAGGTGGCACCACCCGTGAACGACGACACCCCACCAGCGGCGGGAGCGTCACCGGCCAACGTCGTGAACGTGGCATCCGAGGACGTGTCGAACGTGGTGACTCCACCGGCTGCGGTGGCCGAACCGGCGAGCGTGTCGAATGTGGCGTTACCAGTGAACGACGTGGACCCACCCGTGGCGGTGCCCGACCCTGCCAACGTCGTGAACGTGGCAGCCTGCGACGCCGGACCAATCCAGTCGCCGGACCCGACCGCCACCTCCTCCACGTACAGGGAGTGGTTCGTGGTCTGGCTCGCGTAGAACCCGACACCGAACACCTCCATGTCGGTGTTCGTCGCCAGCGTCGCCGTCTGCGTCTCGTAGTTGGTGGCCCCAGTCGAGGCGTTATGAACGTCGCTGCCCCACCACAGCCGGTACGTGATCTGGTTGTTGTCCTGGTCCAGCTTCAACTCGATGCGGGTGGGAGTGGTGGAGATCGCCTGCGTCGACGCCGACCCGACCGCCGTGGTGCCGTCCATCAGCCGGAAGGTGCCGTTGGCGTTCATGCGGAGCACGCCCACGTCCGCGCCGCCGTTGGCGACGGACTGCTCGAACACGATCATCCGGGACAAGGTGAGGTTGGTCACCGAGTCCACCGAGAAGTAGCCCCGGAAGTAGAGGATGCGCTGGACGGAGCCGCCGTTGGTGGTGCCCGGCAGGCTGGTGGTGTCCTTGGTGATCGCCTGCCCACCGTTGTACTCGCCGAGGGTGGAGCCGAACATCGGCGTCGGCGACGACTCCAACGTCCAGTTGCCGCTCCCACCAGGGTTGAAGATTTCCCAGTTGGTGTTGCTGCTCGACATCGTGGCACCGGGGGTGCCCTCGTAGTCCTCGGTGAAGTAGAGGGCCGCATCCCCCACGAACGACGTGTCCCCACCGCCAGCGGTCGCGGACCCAGCCAACGTGTCGAACGTCGCCGACCCGGTGAACGTCGTGGACCCACCACCCGTGGTGCCCACCCCGGCCACCGTGTCGAACGTGGCCCCAGCGTTGAACGTGGTCGACCCGCCCGCAGCGGTCCCCACCCCAGCGAGGGTGTCGAACGTGGCGGTGCCGGTGAAGGACGTGGACCCACCGGACGCCACCCCCTCCCCGGCGAGCGTGGTGAATGTGGCGCTGGCCGACGTGTCGAAGGTGGTGACACCACCAGCCGCTGTCGCAGACCCGGCGAGAGTGTCGAAGGTGGCGGTACCGGACATCGTGGTGGAACCACCGGTAGCGGTCCCCACACCCGCCACCGTGTCGAAGGTGGCGGTGCCGGTGAACGTGGTCGAGCCGCCGCCGGTCGTGCCGACACCGGCCACAGTGTCGAAGGTCGCATTACCCGTGAACGAGGTGGAACCACCCGACGCCGTACCAACACCGGCCACCGTGGTGAACGTCGCATCCGGGCTCCCGGACGGGGCGATGGCGATGACGTAGGTGATGCGCTGGTTGGTTGTCTGGTCGTACCCGCCATCGGTCTGCTGCGTTGTCGCCGACGACGCGCCACCAGTGATCTCCTGGTAGTTGACGCCAGCACCGTTGACGGGGGTGGCCGAAGCGTTCTGCGAGGTTTCGGCGATCTCCGTCCACGCGGTCGGCGGGGACTGCGTGGTGGTGCCGGTGACGTTGACGCGCCACCCGTGGAACCCGAGCAGCAACGTGTCGTCCACGGTCGGCGTGATCGAGTCGAGCTGCCAGGAGGTCGAGTCGGTGGCGCTGGTGAACGGGGTGCCCTCAACGTCGACGCCGCCCTCGTTCTGCACGACGACAGCGACGGCGTTCCACTTCTGCGCGTTCGACAGTGTGAGGGACACGGCGGTGGACGAGTCCGACGCGGCCAGCACCTTCCGGTACACCTTCGTCTGCAACACGGTGCCCTGCGTGGTGAAGTCGAGCAGCGTCCACCCGGAGATGTCGCCCCGGTCGTTGGACGTGTTCAGCGTCATCAGGATGTAGCCGACATCCCCATCGGAGATGCCCGAGGGGAGCGTGACCGTCCAGTTGACGTTCGCTCCGGTGCCGGAGTTGTTCGTCGCCGACGACTTCACGGTGGGGCCGCTGCGGGCCGAGAACGACGTGACGCCGCCAGCGGCAGTAGCAGACCCGGCCACCGTGTCGAACACGGCGGTGCCCGTGAAGGAACTTGAACCACCCGTAGCGGTACCGACCCCGGCGAGGGTGTCGAAGGTGCCGTTGGCGGTGGCGGTGAAGTCACCCGACCAATGGATGTAGTCGATCTGCGCCGAGTTACGCGCAGACGGGGAGCCGCCAGCCGCCGTCATGACGACCTCGATCTCGACGTTGTTCACGTTCGAGATGGAGGCAGCCGAGAACGTGCCCGACACGTCCTGGCCGGTGGTCGAGGTGACGTTGGTGTTCCCGACGATGGCCCCCACCAGGGAGCCGTTCTCGTACAGGTTCAGCGCAATGGTCGGGTCGCTGGTGTTGGACCCCTTGCGTGCGCGCACAGTGACGGTGTGCGTGCCGTTCGCGGTCGTCCCCGTAGGGTCGCCCATCGCGTACCGGTTCGTCCACGACGTGTTGGTGTTGACGTCACCAGCCCAAGTCGCACTCGTCGACCCGAGCGCGTTTGAGTCGTTGGTGAGGGCCGTGCCGGACAGGCGCGAAGTGGCGTAAAGGTTCTCAGTCGCCACACGTCACCTCCTGCCTGACCCCGCACCCACTTGTGAGCGGAGTGGGTGCGGGGTGACTGTCAGGAAGCGGTGATGTACAGCGTCGGCGACGGCAGCGTCACCGTGAACGTGCCAGCCGTGCTCGTCACATCCGACGCCTCGGTGCAGTACGCCAGCAGCTCGTCGGCCGTCGCCGCGCCACCACGGTTCTTGTAGATCACGGCCGTGCGGGCGGTGATCGTCGCCGAGGTGTACGACGGTGAGGTCCACGAGATGCGGTACTGGTTGGTGGCCGCGTCGTAGGTGCTCGACACACCAGTCAGGGCGTTGCCACCGCCAGTGGTGTACGTGCCGGACGAGCCAACCTCGTTGGTCACGTCGGACCGGAACACGTGGGTGTCCTGGTTCGGCGTGTACGTCGACGTGGTGAGCATCAGATGGAACGTGTCGGTGTCGATGTCGATGAGGCCCTCGCCGATCTTCTCGAGCGCCTGACCGTAGAAGTGCCAGGTTCCAGACATGCAGGTCTCCTAGTGAGGCTGGGAGGGGGGAGGACCGAAGCCCTCCCCCCTCAGCGAATCAGACGTTCAGGCTGGAGCCCGAGTTGATCTTCGCCGAGCACTCCGGCCGGAACAGCTCGTAGCCGCCCAGCCAGTAGTAGCCGACACGCATGACGCGCTGCAGGTTGTCCACCGGAGGAGCGAACACCGTCTGCGCGTACTCGCCGAAGCCAGCCGCACGCGAGTACGCCTTCGCAAGCGCCTCCGCGCCGATGACCAGGCCGGTGTAGTCGATGGTCGCGCCCGTGCCGGACGAGCCGACGCGGGAGGTGACGAGGATGTTGAAGCCCTCGTAGATGCCGACCTTGCCGCTCATGACGCCGTTCATGCCGTCACCGGACGGGTTCTGGTTGACCGCCCAGTAGCGCCAGCCAGCCGCGTCAGCCTCGACCCGGAGGTCGTACTCCTGGTGCGGGTGGATGATCGCGGCGTACAGCTCGCCCGCGAAAGCGGGCACGTTCGCGGCCCGCATCTTCGCCGACGCCCCACGGAGGACGCTGGACGACAGGTCCACCGCACCGCCCGTGGTGCCGTACTGGTTGGCGGTGGTGGCGAGTTCGGCGCGTGCCAGTTCGTCGTGCACCACGCCAGCGGCTCGACCGACGCGCTCGGCGGCAATCGGGTCGACGGGGGTGAACGCCTGGCCACGGACCTTCGCCGTGGTGGCGACGACGCGGCCGTACTCAGCCATCGCCACGTCGACCACGCTGTCGGTCAGCGCCTCCTGCGGCGCGTCGGACACCTCGTCGGCGAGGGGGGTCACCGAGAGGGTCAGGTCGGGGACGAAGGTGAACCGGACGGTCGCACCGTTGTGGGACTGGTTGGTCGACTTCACTGTGGCGAACTGCTCATGCACCAGGGCGGCGCGGAGCGGCTTGCGCGCAAGGAGGTCGAAGGCGATGTTGGTCGCACCCGACGTGGTGTCGAGTGTCGTAGTGAGTGTCTCGTTCGCCATGACAGGCGGGTCCTTTCAGGAGTGGTCAGGTGTAGTCGTCAACCGTGCTCACACCGTACTTACGAGCCACCGCCAACAGTCCCTCTGTTCCGCCTTCCATCAGGGCTGCGTTCATCTCGGCCCGGATGGACTCCTCGGTGGGAGCACTCTCCGGTCGAGCGCCTGACGCCGCCGTCGCCACCCGTTGAGCAGCCTCAAGGTTCTGAGTCTGCTCCTGCGACGGTGCCGGTGCGGACAGGAAGCCCGCCTCGGTCGCCTTCGCCTTGATCGCGTCGACGGTCATCTCCCCGTCGTAGCCCTTCATGAAGTAGCCATGCTGGGCGTTCTTCGGGTCGATTCCAGCTTCGATGAAGGTCTGCTGGTTCTCCAAGGCCGCCAGCCGGGACGCGAGTTCGTCGCGCTCCTTGGCCTTCTTCTCCAAAGACCTGATCTCGGACCGCTTCAACGTGATCGTGTTGGGGCGGTCCTCGTCGTCATCGAGGTAGTCGTTGGTGTTCTCGCTCATGTGGTGCTCATCCCTTTCCAGACGCCACGTGCCGGGAGAAGCGCGTGGGAGGTGACCCGATGTGTTCACTGAGTGAACAGGAGGACGGTGGGCCATGAACCGGCCTCACTACTCGGAGACTTGTCTACGCGGCTGCTGCTCCGGGTGCAGCCGGCCTTACTCCTGACGGACCAACGCCTCTCGGCAGGTCAACATCACGGCCAAGATACTACCTGGACGCCGTGCCCAGGCCCGACACGCCGGTGTTTCCGGCCGCTGCGCCACCCTCTGAGGACCGGTAGCGGGCAGCACGTCGGGCTGCCTCTCGCTCCGTGCGCCGGGCCTGGGCTGCCTCGCCGAACACCGAGCCCACCACGTCCTCACGGGTCAGGGCGTCGGCCTGGCCGAACTCGGTGTTGGTCAGGTCGCGGCGGCGGGACGCCTCGTCGTAGCCCTGGCGGGCTGTGGAGTAGTCCACGCCGAGAGAGGTGAGCCGGTCGTACTGGTCGTAGTTGGTGGTCATGCCCGACGCGATGGCCGCGCCCTGAATCTGCGCCGACTGGTACTGCCTCCGCAGCTCCGGCGTCATCCGGTCGGGGTCCAGCCAGTAGGACACCAGGTCGGACTCGCTCAACCCGAGCCGCTCCCGCAGCGCAGCCCGCACCTCGTCCGGTGCCCGGAACGCGGCGTCGGCGGCGATGGCCATACGCTCCTGCGCCTCCGACTCCGACACGTTGTTCAGCATCATCTCCGCGATGTGCTGCGGGGTGGCGAACACCTGCGACAGACCGTACTCCTTGAGGCTTTGCCGCACGTTGCGCGTGTAGTTGGCGTACGCCTCGATGCTGATGGCCTCACCCCGCTTGGCGAGTTCCTCGTACGCCGGGTACTTCGCCTTGAACTCCGGCTGGTTCGGCAGGGCCAGGCGAATCTCCATCTCGGACGCGCCGTCCTTGGTCAACTGCCACGCCCAGTCAGCCAACTCCCCCAGCCCGTACGACTGCTCAAGGAAGTTGTAGATGATCTCCCACGCCGAGTTGCCGGGGCCGGGCTTGTCGCCGAAGCCATCGGCGGTGTTCGTGTTGGTGTTGGTGCCGGTGTTCGTGCTCGTGTTCGTGCCGGTGTTCGACTGTGCGGAGATGTAGTTGAACCCGGCCTGGGGGATGTTGCCCCAGCCGTAGTACTCAGGCCACTGCGCGGTCATGCGATCACCTGGAACGCCTTGCCGAGGTTGTACGCCATGTTCGCCGCCATCTCACGGGCGTTCGCCGTGGTGTCCCACCCGTACCGCTTGTCGTTCCTGATGGTGGCCAACCACTCGTCCATGTCCATCCGCTGATTCTCGTTCTTGCCCTTGAGGGGGCGCAGCCACTTGGCGTCGTACGTGGACATCTGCTCCGGCGGGATACCCAGTTCGTCGGCGGCGACCATCAGATACGGGGACAACAGTTCCCGCGTCGAGTACACGTCGAGGTCTTTGGCCAGCGACGGGAACAGGGCCTTGGCCTGCTCCCGCAGCTTGTCCTGCATCGAGGTGACATCCAGTTCCCCCTTGAGGACCCGCTTGACCCACCGCTCCTTGGTGTGGCGGTCCACCTTGATGCCCCAGTCGTACATCATCGCGTCGATCTGGGACACCGTGTCGGCGGCGGTGCCGGTCAGCGGCCCCCGGTTCTTCTTCCCCGTCATGTCGAACATGCGGGCCGCAGCCGCCGCCATCTCCCCCTCGTCCCAGTCGTTGATGGCGGCTTTCTTCGCCAGGTCTTTCAGTTCCTTCTTCGTCAGCTTCACCCCGGCCCGGCCGAAGATGACCTCGAGGTCGGCTCGCTTGTCCTTGATGAGGTCGTCGGCTTGGGAGTCGGACTCAGCGGAGATGAGGTCCCAGCGGCGTTGCGCTTCGGTGCGGTTCTGCCACCAGTTCGTCTCCTTGACCTCACCCATCAGTTTCGCTTCGGTCCACCCCTCGCGGCGGGCCTGCTCAACCTTCGCCGCTACCTGCGGGTGGGTGTCGAGGAACTCTTGGACGTACCCGTAGTTACCCATGTCGAGTCGTCCTCCTCTGCCGCCGACACGACCGCCACCACCGGACGGTGCCCTCGACGCCTTGGTGAGCCCAGCATCGAGGTACTGCTTGTACGTGCCCCGAGTGTAGGTCGTCCATGCTCCCCAATCCTTCCCGCCGTTGCTCATCTTGTAGGCGATTCGAGCGTTCGTCAGCGGGTCGAACAGGTCCCGGTTGGAGTCCAGGCCGTACCGCTCCCGACGTTCCGGTCCCATCGCGCCCAGCATGTTGATCTGGAACAGGCCGTACGAGTTGTCCCCGGTGGCGCGGTTCGGGTTGTGAGCCCGAGGCCGACCGCCCGACTCGGCCATGGCGACCGCGTAGGCGATGGCCAGGCCACGGTCGCGGAACCCTGCCTTGTAGAGGGTGTGCATCAGGGAGCCCTGCTTGTACGGGTTGCCGCCGTAGTTCCCGCCGCCCTCGGGGGCGATCTGCCGACCGCCGAAGAACCGGGACGGGTTCACGTCGGTGCCGTAGTCCGGTCCCTTGCGGACCTCGAAGTGCAGGTGCGGACCCTTAGAGTTGCCGGTGTTGCCGCTGGCCCCGATGCGCTGCCCCTCACGGACCCGCTGCCCAGTCTGGACGCCCACTCGGGACAGGTGCGCGTACAGCGTGTACATGCCGTTCGGATGCTTGACGATGATGAAGTTGCCGTACTTCCCGCCGGACCCGACCTGCACGACGACGCCCTTGGCTGCGGACCCGACCGGGGTGCCGATGCCGACGCCGTAGTCGATGCCGGTGTGGTAGCCAGCCTTGTAACTGGGGTTCTCGATGCCGTACTGCTGGGTGATCGGAGCACCCGGCACAGGAACTGACCACTCAGCCATGTCAGAGCCCCAGCATTGAGGCGATCACCTCGTAGTAGTTCCCGGTCTGGTAGCGGCGCGCCTCCTTCGGGTCCAGCTTCTCCGCGAACCGTTCGGCCTTCGCGGCCGGGTCAACCTTCGACTCCTCGGTGGTGGTGGACGTTTGCACGTCGACGGTGTGGTTCTTCGGGTTCGGCGTGGTGGTTGAGGTGGTGGTGGTGACGGTGGGGTTGGCCCGCTCAGCCTTGTTGAGGGCGTTGAGGAAGCGGTCCACGTCACGCCGGTACGGGGCTCGGCCCAGTTCCTGCGTCAGCGCCGCCGTCAGCGAGGCCCTGGCGGTCGCCCGGCTGGACACGTACGTGTTCTCGCTGGTGGTGGTTGTGGTGGTTGGGCCGGTGTACTCGTTGCCGCCGTCCTCCCGGTTCGCCTTCCTCGCGCCGGTCGCCAGCATCTCCCCCAGGTACTTGTTGTTGCTGTTGGCGACATACATCGCCTGCAGCAGACCTTCCTTCGACTTCTCGTCCCAGGTTCCCCTGGTGTACTTGCCGCTGATGTACCCGTTCGCGGCCAGGAGCCGCTGCCACTGCGCGGTCGCACCCTTGTCGGTGCCGTTGACGATGCCCCAGTAGGTGATCTCTGCGAAGTCGTAGCCGGGGCCGCCGGGCAGGTAAGCCGACGTGGACATCTTCGAGGCTTCGTCCTCGGAGTAGCCGAAGTACTCCGGGACCGGCACCTGCTCAAACGCATCACGCGGGTCCGGCACGATTGGGGGACCTGGCATGGTCTACTCCTCCACTTCCTCGGGGGCTTCGGGAGCCACCTCGCCGCGCAGCGCCCGCCACCAGATTGTCGAGAACCGCTCGTCGCCCAGGGCCATGTTCTCACCGATGAGGAACAAAGCCTCGCGTTCTGGCTGTGTCGTGGCCTGCGCCAGGTCCCCGCCGAGGTCCCGGTTCCGCAGGGCGGCGATGGCTGCCTGCCGCATCTTGAGGTACATGCGGAGGTCTGCGGCGGCCTCGGTGCCGATCAGCGGGATCATCGAGGGCGTGTTCGCAGCCTCCCACATCAGGGAGAAGCGGGTGTTCCGCTCCGCTTCGGTGCCGATGTCGAAACCGTTCCATCGGGCCGCGACCATGGAGTTCTTGAGGGCGTTTTTCTCAGCGGTCTGCTCCTCCGGCGACATGCCGGAGTTCTCGATGTCCTCCATGTGCTGATACCAGGCGAAGGACAGCAGATTCTGTCGAGCCCGCTCAAGCCTGACGTCAAGAGAGTCGGTGGGGACCTGGCCGGACTGCTTCTGGATGCGGTACAGCTGCGGGTTGAACTCTGGGGCTAGCCCCGCCTTGTCGGAGTTGATGAGGTCGATGATCGGCGAGAAGTGCTCGTACGCCTCCGGGTCGTCCTTGAGCAGCGCCATCACCGAGTTGATCGGGGCGGGCGCGTCGTCGTCGCTGGCGGGGGTGATCGCGGCGATGGCGGCAAACCCGAGGTCCGACAGGAACTCCGCTTCCGCCTTGCCGTAGTCGCCGGGGTTGGCCTGGATGTACGAGTCGTAGATGTCTGACATCGCCTGCAGCGCGATGGCCTGACCGGGGATTTTGTCCTCGTCGACGTAGAGGTCCACGATGCGGGTAGGGGTGGGGGACGTGTAGGTGGTCAGCGCCTGCACCCAGTTCATCGTGTTGCTCATCCTGGCCGCGATCTCCTTGGCGGCCTCGAACTGCACGGGGTCGGCCGGGTCCAGGCCGTACTCCTTCGACGCCCACAGGGTGAAGAACGTCTGCCGTTTCGCCGACGCCGCCATCTGCTCGTTCGACGGCTTCCATGCGTCCAGCAGCCTTGTGACGCCGCCAGGGATGAACTCGTCGAGCCAGAGACGCGAACCGGACTGTGAGGTGTCCACACCGTAGGGGAGGAGGAAGTCCTCCCACCAGTTCAGGCCGTTGGCGAACAGGGCAGCGTTCGCTGTGACTGCGGGGCCTACGCCGGGGAGGACGCCGACAGTGAAGGACTTCCAGAACGGGCGTCCCATCTGCTCGCCGACCGCCAGCTGCTCGGCGAGGGCGGGGGCGGCCAGGTTGAGCGGCCCGATGGGGAGGGCGACCCCTCCTGGCGGGGTCGGCGAGTCAACGTCGCCGAGGTGCCGCACCGCTTCCTCCATGAGCGCCCCGGAGAACGGCAGCGCCACCATGTAGATGCCGGTGTTGGGGTCCTCGTAGAGGAACGGGTTGCCTTGAATCCCGCCGGACAGCGTGTAGTCGCTGATGAACGCCGAGTCGTAGGACAGCAGGAACCGTCCGTACCGCATGACCCGGTAGGTGGACTCTGGGTTCTGGATGGCGGCTTTGCTCCACCGGTACAGGCCGTTGACGGCGGCCTGCACGAACGGGGAGATGATGCGGAGGGCGTACGCCCACTCGCGGCGGTTCGCGGCGTTGTACGCGACCTCCGCGATCTGCTTCTCCGTCATCGACACCGCGTAGTCCTCGATGTGGCGGCGGGTCAGGACCCCGACACCCTTCTTGGCGCGCAGCGCCTTCGCCAACTTCGGCGACCCTCGACGTTCCATGGCGGCGGCCAGCGACAGTCGCTCGGACGGCAGCATCAGGTCGGCCATTTCGAGAATGTGTTCGCCCATCTTCTCCCGGTAGTAGGGTTCGCGGGCGTAGATGTCCTCCCACCGGCCAGCGGACGCGAACATCGCCGAGTGGTACCGCATCCAGACGTTTTTCCCCGCCCCTCGCCCGTTCTGGTAGTAGTTCAGGACTTCGGGGAGTTTGGTCGTGTCGTCCTTGTCGAGCCTGCGGAGCATCGCGCCGTACGCCCGCGACACCTTGCGGTCGGCGGTGACGCGGTTCCCCTGCAGCATCGGCACCAACGTGATCTCGCCGGTCTTGGGGTCCATGTGCTTCAACTTGCCCCGGTTGCGGATCACGTCGTACAGCTCCTCGCTGCCTCCGGTGATCTGGTCGATTTCGCGGCGGATGCCTGCAAGGTAGTCGTGGACGCCAGCCTCGGTGCGGAGTTTGACTGCCAGCGTGCGGTCCATGGATGAGACCATCTCCCGCATCGTCATGCCGGTCTCGTCGACGTGGTTCATGAACCATTGGGCGGTGCGTTCAGCGGAGTAGTTCGCCGACGCCACGCGCCGGTAGATTTCGGAGCGGCTCATCGTGTACACGTGGTCGGAGTGCGCCTCGACGTATGCGTGCTTGAGGTTGCCGGAGCCGGAGATGCGGCCCAGCGTCGAGGTTCCCTTCTCCACCTGCTTGAGGTCGCGTGCGGCCTGGCCGTAGAGAACGTCCTGCCCTTGGCCTCCTCGCATCCCCCCGGTGGTGACGTTGAACACGTGGGAGCCGCCGATGTCGTGCGCGGACGGGTCGCCGTCGAGAATCTTGCGGAGGGTGACCGACATCGACTCCCCGCTGGGGAGGTCTTTGAGTTGGTCGCCGCCGAGGCCGGTGAGTTTCCTGATCGGCTTGGGCATGGAGTCGAACAGGACCCCGATCTTGTTGATCGCCCGCGCCCTCCGCAGCGGCTCACCCTTCTTGGTGACCATGGCGTCGCGGATGGTGGAGGTCAGGACGAAGTTCAGGAAGTCCATGGGCTTGTGGAAGATGGATGCGCCACCGGACAGCGCGGTGGTCATCGCCGTGTCACCAACCTGCTTGGACACGTACACGGGGAACCGGATGCCGCCGTTCATCAGCGCCAGTTCTTTCCACCGGGCCACCCCGTAGGAGAGGCCTTCGTCGATGACCTCGCGGGCGCGGTCTACATCCGCGCCGTCGAGGCTGGAGGTGCGGACGGCGTGGACGATCTTGCCGTAGGTGCTGATCGCGCCTCGCAGCTTCCTGGCGTCGGGGAACATCAGGATGTGTTCCAGCACGTCGGCGTCGGAGAAGGACTCGGCGATGGTTTCGCCGCCGACCGCTCCCCGAACCGACGCCCCATGCTGCGCCATCAGCCTGCGGTAGATCACGTCCCCGTTGGACCAGGCTCGAGTGATGTTCGTGGCCACGGCCGGGTCGACGCCGTGTTCCTCGGCGAGCACCTTGGCCAACACTGTGAGGAACCCGTCCTGGCCGTGCGGCCCGTACCCGACCGCCTCTGGGTAGTCGGCGAGGACTCGCGCCTTGGCGGCGGCCTTGCTCATCCCCTCCTCTTGGTATGCGGAGATGGCGTCCTCAATGTCGACGCGGGTCAGGACGATATCGCCGTTGGCGTCGAGGAGAACCTCGTCGGCGGCTTCCCCGGCGTAGGAGTGGTAAATCTTCTGGTTCCGCCGCCGCGACGGGGTACCGGCCAGGTCGCGCATCAGGTTGTCGACGGAGGAGACGAGCCGGGGGTTGTTGTCGAAGTCGGTGACGGCGACGCGGGCGAGCCGCTGCACGTTGTGGACGACGGACATGGGCTCTCTGACGTCAGCCCACTCGGTCGGCATCCACGACTGTCCGGCGACGTGGGACACCCAGTAGTCCTTGAGCCGGTGCAGGTCAGCGTTGCGGGTGATCGCCGCGTACCGGGAGTAGGCGGGCAGCCCAAGGGTGACGCGCTGGAAGTCGCCGAAGTATTTCAGCTCCGCACCAACCGCTGGGGCTAGGGCGGCGGTCACCTCCCACGGGGTTTTCGCGTCGGCGAGACGCACCGCCATGTTCAGGTCGACCTTGTAGTTGAGCAGCCGCATGATGGTGTACGGGGAGTCCATCTCGGCGATGACCTTGGGGACGTTCTGCAACTTGCCGTGGGACAGTTCGTTGACAACCTGTTGGGCAGCCCACATGCCGCCCCGTCCCTTGTCGATGCCGACGAGCCCAGGGCCAACGTCGGCGAGCCAGGGGTTGTCGATGGCTGCGGCGGCGGTCGAACTCATCGCCTCGTCGATTTCGGGGGTGGTGTCGAACTCGAACTTCTCGAGCCGCAGGTTGCCCTTCCTCGACAGGGACGCGACTGATTCGCCGGACTCGTCGATCTCTGCGGCGAACGCGATGACCTTGTTGGTTTCGGGGTCGCGCAGCACGACGCGGCTGCCTGGGTAGAGCGCCTCAATCTCGGTGGCGGCGACTCGACGTTTCCCGCCGTTGTTCCGGGGGATGGACAGCGCGTACCGGAGGTCCCTGTCGCCGATGACCTTTTCGGTGGCTTCGCCGTTGAGCCAGTTGCGGATGGCCGGTGAGCGGTCGAGGACTTCGGCGATCTCCGACGCCTTGCGGCCTTCCTTCCAGCCGACCTGGATTTCGGCGCGCAACGTCCCCATGCGGGCGATCTTGGAGATCGGCAGTGGGGACTCGTCGATCTGCGCGGCGGTCATGAGCAGCTTGCCGGTGCCGCGTTCGCGGAGCACCACCCGCGACCCTGCCGGGGTGATGTCGACGGCGCGTTTGCCTTGGGCGATGAGGGTTTGCACGTCCCGGCCGCTCATCTGCACGGCCATGTCGGGGATTTGCTCGACCGCTTCGGCTGCGCCCTTGAGGATGCGGCCACCGCCGATTGCTTCTTTCCCGAGTTTGCGGATGATGCCGCCGGGAACGTAGGTGATGGGGTCCCAGGCGATGTTGGTCCACCCGTCGATGACCCCGGAGATGGTGTTGTACTGGTAGGTGTGCGGGTCAACGAACAGGCCGGTGGCGGCGCGACCGAAGGTGAACCCTTGCGCCGGGTAGACGAGGGCGTCCTGCTCCTTGGACCAGATCATCCCGTACGTTTCGGCCCAGGCGTTCGCCTCCTCCAATGACATGGAGTTGGCGAGAATCTTGTAGTGCTCGTTGAGGTCGAGCGCGGTCGGCTTTTCACCTTCGGGCTGGTCCCATGGTGCGCCGGGCGGGACGATGTTCTCGTCGGTGACGAGTGTTTCGGGGACGAGGGTGTTGGCCTTCTTGCGGGCCATCGACTGCCACTGCTCGGGGGAGCCGGGCTCGTTGCCCACGGTGGGCACGTCCCGGTTTTCGAGGCTGTAGAAAAGCCCTTGCTGGTCGCCCATGTGTTGCCAGCCAGCGGGGTCGTCGGCGGTGTCGAGGCCGCGCAGACCTTCCTCGCCGCCTTGCCCGGTGAAGTCTTTGATGACCTGGCCGAACGTGGTCTGCTCCCAGTTCGTCGCCTCGGTGCCGCTCTCCCGGTAGAACTCGTTGCCGGTGATGTTCTCGGCGGCGATGAACAGCGCCTCGTTGATGGGGTTGGCTCCGAGTGTGTGCAGCAGCATCGACTTGTAGTCGCCTTTGGAGGCGTCGTCGGCGATGTTCGCTGCCGTGGACACGACGGCTTGCTGCGGCATCTGCAGGGCGGCGAAGAAGTTGCGGGTGGCTCCCTTGAACTTGCCGTACGCCTGCTTGACCGGTTCGGAGCCGGTGATGGGTTCGGCGACCTGGGAGACCGCTTCCCTGACGGGGGTGACAACATCGGAGCGGGCTTCGGTGACCGCTTCGGGTTCCATCTCCGAGAAGGTGTCGGAGGTGACGCCGGGGATGGCCCCTTCCTCCCCGGTGACGGCTCCTGCGATTGGCCGCCACGGCATCACCATGTTCAGGGAAGCGTCGAACGCTGCGTCCTTGGCGGTGCCTGCGATGTCGAGGATGTCGCCGACCCAGCCCCAGCCGTCGTCGCCTTCTTCTTCGTCGTGTTGGTCGAGTACGTCCTCAACGTCGATGGACTGCATTCCCTGGTCGGGGTCGAGCCCAGCGGACGGGGTGCCCACCCAGTTGTCGAGGAGGCCGGCCGTTCCCCCGGCTGGGGTTCCGATCTCCCCGGCGGCGGCGAGGGCGAGCGCGTCGGCGGTCATGAGTTCTTGCACGCTGGGGTGGTTGGGGGCGACCATCGCTTTCGCCAGCGGCAGCCAGGTTCGCGGGTCGTTCGCCGGGTAAAGGTCGGCGTAGTCGTTGACGGTGGACAGGAACCGGTAGTACTCGGGGGAGACGTGTTGGGGTTTCCCCCACACCATCTTCTCCTGGTTGTTGTAGTGGATGATCTGACCTTGCGCGGTCAGGAGCCCCTCGAACAGCCGTTCCTGCAGCGGTGGGCGTTCTTTGCCTTCGGAGTCTTTGCCCATCAGCGCGGCCCGTTACGTGCCTGCATGATGAGGAGTGCGCGCCGCAGCTGCTCGGTGCCGAACATGCGGTACGCCTCGAACAGGACGTTGGTGGTTTCGTCTCCGGCTATCCCTGGCGTCCCTGGGGCCAGGAGGGGTTCGTCGGGTCGGGTGGTGGGGTCGGTGAGGGTGGGGATTTGCTCGGGGTACACCGGAATCTGCGGTGGCCCAGCCGGGGCTGCGGCGGGAGTGTTCACTGGGTGAACACCGCCGGATGCGGGGGTGTTCTCGGCGGTGGGTTCGGCGTAGTCGGCGGCCAGGTCGGTGCGGTTGGTGTACGACTTGCCGGGTGTTCCTTGGCGGCGACCGCCACGTCCTCTGGGCATTTACACCGCCCCCTCTCGCACGCCTCGGTTGGGTTGGATGGTCATGGTTGGCATCCGCAGCTGCGCCATCAGGGAGGAGAACTCGTCCTGGGTGGGGTGGGTGCCGGGGATGGCTGACGGCTGTTCCCCTGCTAGTGCCGCGAGGGCAGGGTCGGTTCCTACCGCCGCCTGCGCCTGCTCCTCGGCGGCCGCCTGCGCTGCTTCTTGTGCGGCTTCCTCGGTGGCTTTGGTGATGGCTTGGGCGAGTTCCATGCGGTCGGTCGCCACCAGGTCCATCACCCGCGCCAGCACCAGCGGGGGAATCTGTCCGGCCGCAGCCTGCTGCTGCAGCCCGCTCATGAGGGCCTGTTCGAGCCCTTCGGCGATGATGTTGTCGTGTTCGGCTTCGGCGTCGGAGATGTAGGGGTCCATCTGCGCGGCTGACCGTTTCGACATGATGCCCATGCCGACCCGTTGGCCCATTCCGATCATCATGCCGTTGAGGTCGGCCCCGGAGATGGGGAACGACACTACGTGGTCGTTGGTCTCGTCGAACACTTTGGCCGCTTCGTAGGTGACTGCGGACTTGGTGTTGCCGGTGCCGACGTAGATGGTGGTGGGGGTCAGGCCGGAGTAGTGGCGGGCCAACGCCATCGCCGCCTTGTTTTCGTCGCGGAGGGCGAGGGCGAGGACTTCTTGCGCTTCGGCGACGGGGAAGTCGATGGTTGCGGAGATCACGGCGTCGCCGCGTCGGCCGGTGCGGACGTTGGTGGGGGATTCGCCGCCGAACTCGGCGGGGATGCCAGCGGTGATGCGTTGGTTGCGTTCGAGCCGGTCGATGGTGCCGTTGGTGAGGTAGCCGGGTTGGGGCGCTTCGGAGCGGACGGTGCCGCCGGAGACGATGTTGACTTCCCCGGTGCGGCCGTCGAACGGTCCGGCGACGAACTTCGGAATCTCACCCTGTCGGCCTTCGAGGTACGTGTCGGGGAAGATGCCTTTCTCCACGGCGATCACTTCGAGCGCCATCAGCTTCGCCTGCTGGTAGTACATGCCGACCATGCCGTCGAACTGGCCGGACTGTTCTAGGGAGATGCGTGACGGGTTGGTGGCGGTCATCACTTCGTACGGGTGGGTGATGTGTTCCAGCCGTAGGGCTTTGGCGTGCGCCTGCCATCCGGCGTCACCTTCGACGTAGGCGAGGAGGGTGGTGGAGTAGCAGTCGACGTACTCGAGGAGGGTGACCATCGTGTCGGGTTCGGCTCTTGAACGCATCATGCCGTCGACTGCGCCGTACCCGTTCTTGCGGAGCCACCCGAGGGACCGCTTGTACGCGAAGATCACATCGTTGGGGGTGACTTTCCCGGCGAGGGTGTCGGGGTTGGGGTAGGTCTGCATGGGGTCGCGCACCTGCCACGTGGGGTATCCGGTGCGCGGGTTGAACCCTACGGTGACGGGGGCCATGGAGTAGGCGAGGAGGTTGCGTGCCCGGTACTTGAGTTTGGTGGGCACGGAGTCGGTTTGCCACCAGCCGGTGACGACTTTGCGGCGGGTTTCGGCTTTGCGTTTGGCGGTGCGGTTGTCCTTGTCGGGGGAGAACCACACTTCGGGGGTGACGGAGGCGACCCTTCCGGCCATTTGGTCGACGCCGGTTTGGAGGAGGTTGGGGACTGATGGGGTGGCGTCGGCGTCCATGTCGGGGAGGGGGATGATCGTCTCACCGGAGTAGATCGCCTTGATGCGGTGCATTTGGGCGTGGAGGCCGTGGAGGTCCCGCCGACGCTCGATGTAGAGGTTGACGATATCGGTGTCGGTCATCATCTGTTCACGAGCCGATCTGCCGGGGTGTTCCTCGGCGGTCTGCGGGCCACCAGTCCTCTCGAATGGTAGCCACCGAGGAAGTCTGGGCGGTCGAAGGTGGGCGGTTTGTAGGTGCGTGGCGTGTACGCGGTCTGCACGGATTTGAGGAGGAACCAGGTCATCATCACGGTGTCGTCGGTGCGGCCGTCCGGCCAGTGGGTGAGTTCGTGGGCGTAGGTGGCGGCGAATTCGCGGGCGTTGGTGTCGCCGAGGGGGATGCGGATGGCCCCTTGGCGGAAGTAGTCGGCGATGGAGGTGACGCCGTAGGTGGGGTCGTTCTTGTTGGCTGATGTTTGGTGGGGGACGATGGTGACTCCGTGGCTGGACTGCCAGCGGTGGACGTGCGGTTGGGTGACGAGGTACCGCTGGGCGGCGTTGTACTCGACGACGACGTGGGTGATGGGTGCGCCGATGTTCACTGAGTGAACACGGAGCTCCTCGAGTAGGCCGGAGAATTGGCCGGTGTCGAGGTTCATGGAGAGGAACTGTTCGGAGCCCATTTTGGCGCGGACCCCTTCGACGAGGACGTAGCGGTTGATTTCGGGGCGGGCCAGCCACCAGCCGACCGCCCAAAAGTTGGTGGGGGATGGGTCGACGCACACCACGGACCAGCCTTCGGCCACGTCGTCGGGGTGGGCGTGCCCGGCGGGCCGGTCGTTGTCGTAGCAGCCGGGCGCGAGGTACCCGTCCGAGTCTGTTTCGCCGCGCAGCCACGCGGACTGGACGAGGGTGGCGGCGGCGTCGCCGTCGTTCTGCTGGTATTGCACGTCGTAGGTGTGCAGAGAGGTTTTGCGGATGGTGGCGAGGTCTTTCCACGGCAGCCTTACGGGGTCGAGGAGGCACCCTTCGGGCCACGGTTTCGCGGTCTCGTCGTGGACTTCTTCGCAGACGGATTCGTCGTGGGCGGGGTAGACGACGTGTTGGTATTTGGGTTCGTCGTGGAGGGTTTTCATGTCGAGGCAGAAGCGGTACAGGTCGTCGCCTGCGATGCGCTGCCCTTGGAGGAGGAGGAGGCCGCCGGGTTCGAGGCGGGTTTCGGCGTTCGTCATCCACCATTCGGTGAGGTTGGCGAGGGCTTGCCCTTTGACGTTTTTGCGGTCCACCAGGTCGTCCCACACGCACAGGTCGTAGCGGCCGCCGAGGAACCCTTCGTCTTGGCCGAACGCGGCGGCGGTGGCTTCTTTGTCGTCGGTGGACATGCCGTTGGTTTGTCGGACGGTGATCGCGTCGGACGACCATCCGGCTGCTTTCCTTTCGGGCACGAACGTGCCGAAGTCTGCGGCCATGGTGGCTTCGGCGTCGAATGCGGTGCCGAGGGCGAGGGCGTCAGCTGGTGCCCGCAACGTCACATCCCGCTCGAGGGTCCGCTTCAACCGTCCCAGGTAGAGGCGGGCTTGGCCTCCGGTGCGGGAGCCGAGGAGGATGCGGATGGTGCGGTCGCGGGCGATCAGCCACGCCACCAGGTCGTGGGTGAACAAGGTGCTCTTGCCCGCGCCGGGCGGTTCGTTCATGACGACGTATTCGCGGTCGTCGGTCGCCATCAACCGCAGTACTTCGTATGCGGCGCGTTCCTGCCACGGCATCGAGTTGCGGCCGAAGTACCGTCTGCGGAAGAACCCGAAGTCCTCAATCGCGGTGCGCGCCTC